GCTTCGTCTAAAGCAGAGTTACCAACACAGAGTGTAGATATGGTTAAAGTTAGTGCTGACCTAGCCGCTTCTCATCCTGAATGGATGGAAAACGGAAAGCAAAGCAAGCAGTTTATTACTGACACTAACTTGATGACTTCTTACGCAGAATCACGCGGCATTAGTCAAGCGGATATGACTTCTTTTGATGCGCGACACTATGAGATTATGTTAGATGCAGCGCGTTACAAATCGCAAAACAGTAAAAACGTAGCGATTGAGAAGAAAATACGCAAAGCTCCGGTAAGCACAAAACCAAGAGCAGCAGCAAGCGGAATTCAGACGGATTTAGAAGCAGCACAAAAGGCTTTTAAAAATAACCCGACTGACAAGAACGCTGTAGCTTTACGCAAACTTAAACGACAACTTAACAACTAAAGGTAAATAAATAATGGCTACTCCAACTAATACTACTAGTACATATGACGCAATCGGTAACCGCGAAGATTTAAGCGATATCATTTATGATATTTCCCCAACAACTACCCCGTTTATTTCGGGTATTGCTCACGGTGTGGCAACTGCTACCAACCATGAGTGGCAAACAGACAGTTTAGCAACTGCTAGCGCTTCTAATGCCGTAATCGAAGGTGAGGACGCGACAACTACAGCCGCAACTCCTACCGTGCGATTAGGCAACATTACACAGATTAGTGACAAGGTGCCTCGCGTAACTCGTACACAGCGTGAAGTTGATTCGGCTGGTCGTGGTGATGAGATGGATTACCAAATCATGAAGATGGCTAAAGAGCTTAAGCGTGATATGGAATCAGCGCTATTAGCTAACAACGCTAAAGTAGTCGGGTCTGAATCTGTCGCTCGTGAATTAGCAGGCGTTGAATCATGGTTAGCTACTAACTTTGATGGCGGTGTGGGTGCTGTTGCTCCTACTGGTGATGGTACAGATGCAAACACTCCAGGTACTAACCGAGCTTTTGCAGAGTCTCAATTACAAGGTGTTCTTGCCTCGATTTGGGATGAAGGCGGTGAGCCAGATACCATTATGGTTGGCTCAGTTATCAAACAGGCTATGTCTGGTTTGGTTAATGGTGGCGCTGCTGGTACTGCTCAACGTGTTGTTGATGGTAATGCTAAAACAGTTACAGCCGCAATTGATATTTATGTATCAGATTTCGGTTCACTTGCTGTAGTTCCTAACCGCTTCCAAGTACAAACTTCAATGTTAGTATTGCAGATGGATATGTGGTCAATGGCTTCCATTACTGAGTTCCAAGAAAATCCACTAGCTAAAACTGGTGATTCAGATCGCGTTCAATTACTTTCTGAGTATACACTTGAAGCACGTAACGAGAAGTCTAGCGGTATCATCACTGCATTAACTTCATAGGAATAACATAAGGGCAAGGACGCCCATTAAACTAAGGTTATTATCATGACTGAAGAAACAAAAGTTAAAAAAGCGCCAAAGAAACATATCGCACTAAAGATATTGTTTACATCTAAAGGTAAGGTTTGCAAAGGTGAAGAATTCACTTGTAGCGAAAAAGAATTAGCTATATTCAAAAAGGTTAAGGCTGTTTAAATGCGCGATATAGACTTACAAACAGGTATTATTGAAACCTTTCATAAAGACAACATGACGGGCAAAATACACATTAAAAAGGAACAAGATGTACATCCGTTCCTTGATGCTAATAAAACCGAAATGAGTATGCAGTCAGGTGGCTTTAAAGGTGATATGCACAAGATGGCGTCTATACCTCCTATTGTATTAGAGATGTGGCGCGAAGATATGAAGGCGAAAGGCTATCCAAACCCTAACCCTTTAGCAGTAGAAAACAGAAAGTATTTATTATCCAAGCTTAACGATCCAGCGTGGAATTTTTTAAGAACTAAACAAGGCATAATCTAATGGCTTTAGATAACTTTGATAACTTAGTAAAAGAAATAGTTGATTGGTCGCATCGTGACGACTTAGGCACTAAGATACCTGACTTTATATTGTTAGCTGAAAACGCTATGTACTCAAATGATGTAGCAGTATTAAATGTGCGGAGTATGGAGATTGTTTCAACTGCCGCAACTGCCGGTCAATATGTAGAGTTACCGCCTAACTTTGAATCAGCGCGTAGTGTTCGATTGGTTACTGGTGATAATGGTGGAGAGTTAAAGTTTCAAGCTCCTGAACAGATGCACAAGCAAGTAGCTACAGGTCGACCAAACTTCTTTACTATTGTAGGTAATGAAATCCAATTAGATCGCGTACCCGATAGCGAGTATACGTTAGAGATTCAATACTACCGCAAAGCAACTCCATTAAGCGATAGCAATCAAACTAACGATATATTAACCAGCCACCCATCTATCTATTTATTCGGTGCATTAAGTGCCTTATTTAGCTTTTCACTTGACACAGAGTCACAAGCAAAATATACGCAAATGTTTATTGGTGCAATCAAAGGTGCTAACAAAGCAGATAAGAAAGGACGTTACGGACCTGCTCCTTCAATGAGTTTAGATAACGGGATGGTGGTTTAATGCCATTCGTAACAGTACCGGTAAACATTACAGGACCATCTTATCAAAGTAGGTCTAAACCTTTATCTAGTCAACAGACTGTTAACTGGTACCAACAGTTTAACGAAGGCGGCAAAGAATCATATGTATTGATGCCGTTTCCTGGTCTTGAGACTAAAGGCAATGCAGCAGGTAAAGACCGCGGCTTTCATCGTATGGCTGAAATACTTTATCAAGTAAAAGGTACTTCATTATATGAAATTGACAAGCTAGGTAATCACACTTTACGCGGAACGATACCAGGAACTAAGCGATGTATAATGGCTGATGATGGTATTAATATGTTTATCGTCGTACCTAACGAAAAGGTTTGGCAATACACAACAGATACCAATTCAGTTTCAGAAGTAACTAACGTAAACATTACCAAGGCTTTATCTGTAGACTTTTTTAACAATCAATTTATTTATACCTTTGCTGACTTCTCGACTGTTTCAGATGTTGGTAATGGCGCAGAGGCTACCGGATTAAACCGTATAGGCGAGGAAACATTACCTGATGCAATGGTTAGAGACTTTGTTTTTGATGAGGTTATATACCGTTGTGGCGTCCGTTCAATTGTCGGCTGGTATAATTCTGGTGTAGGTTCACCGCCTATTGATAAACTACAAGGCCGTATTTTTAATGTTGGCTTATCTGCTCCTTATTCAATCGCTAAGACTGATGAGGCTTTCTATTGGTTAGGTGATGATAATGCTATATACAGAGCACAGGCAGGAACTAAAGAGCGTATAAGCTCAGATGCTATCAGTAACGCTATATCTAAATTCAATTCAATAGACGACGCGATAGGCTTTACTTATACCTTTGAAGGACAGAATTTTTACACAATAACTTTCCCTAGTGAAAATCAGACTTTTACAGTTAGTGAGTCATTAGGCGAAAACGGGTGGTTTGAATTATCCAGTGGATTACAGGGTGGCAAGTGGCAAGGCTCAAGCGTAATCAATGCTTACAGTAAAAACTATGTGGCTGATGCTGATAACGGCAATGTTTACCTATTAGATTTAGATACCTATGAAAACAACGGTGAATCAATCAAGCGAACAAGAGTTACATCAAACATAGATGCTCGTTTAGTCGGTGGTGCTTTAGGTGATGCGGTAACCATGTCAAGCGTGATAATTAGTATGGAAACTGGTGTCGGCTTAATTGTAGGTCAAGGTGATAACCCTAGAATAATTGTTGAAGCTTCTTACGATGGCGGAAGGACATGGGCTGCGGGTGCATGGCCTAAAGTCGGGCGTCTTGGTGAATTCGTGTTAAAAGTTAAATGGGATAACATGAAAACCTTTTATGATTGCATGCTAAGGATTTCATCTACTGACCCTGTCAACTATTCCGTTTTCAGCGCAAACATAGATTTGAAATTGGCGGGCAGATAATGGCTAACTTAGTAAACCCACCACCGTTTTTAAATATACCCCCTGCTCTATTCAAGGATAGAGCTACAAGGGCATATATTGAACAGTTAAATACTATTATATTTCAACTATATAATAAGCTTGGTGGTATGGATGATCCTATAGCTGACTTGGGCAACTCAAGCGCTAACGGATTTAACTCACAAGTACAATGGATGCAACAACAAATAAACGGCTTGCCTGAATTCACGATTGACACGACAGGTTTTACAACAGACACAACCTTTATAACCACTGACAAGGTGATCGCATAATGGCACAACAAAATATAAATATAGGCACGGCAGATGCTAAAGCCGGTGACACTTTATTTTCAGCATTCACAAAGACTGAAGCTAACTTTACAGAGCTTTATACTGATGTTGGAGCGAACACTGCGGATATAGCAACTAACACTGCGGCAATAGCAGGAATAAGCGGAGGAACAAAGACATACTGGTTTGATGATAACGATTTAGCGACAGCTACAACACCTATATCACATACTGGCGGTGCAACTAATACATATCTTACCAACGATTCATTAGGCCCATTTACTAACGCTTACAACCCTAACTCAAAAGACAGATTGTGGAACTCATCAACAAACACGTTTGATTTCACCTCGTTAAAAATAGGGGATACTTTGGAGTTTAGAGGAGATATTGAGGTTGACACATCATCAGCAAATCAAGAAATAGACATATTGATGTCACTTGCTGAGGGCGAATCATTCCCTTATGAATTAAATATTATTCACTTATACTATAAGTCAATAAGCTCCAGCAATAAAATAACGTTTATGTTCCGCATTTATATGGGTGATGAGCAGACAAGGGTTGGAGGGGCTAGATTTAGGTTTGCTTCAGATGATAACGCTGATATACAAGTAAATGGCTGGTTCTATCAGATTACAGAGGTTTAAATGGCAACTTTACAGATAATAGACAACCTAACTATCAGCGCTGTTGATGCACCTCAAACGCTTTATACTGCGCCCGTTGGTCAAGATGTTGTTATTGAATCATTCACGGCTTCAAACACATCAGCAGTCAACGCAAGCTACAAGGCTTATATAGTTTCGGCTCTTGGCGCACAGCAGCCGCAAATACCATTCAAGGTGGTTGTGTGGGGTGAAAACGATTTAGGTATAGGCATTGTAAATCAAGTTATACCTGGTGGTGGAGCGCTCAGACTAGAAGCTTCAGCGCTTGATTCTATTTACTTTACGGTGACAGGTAGAGAGTTGTGATAGTGCCACTGGCTAAATAGTGGTATTATTAACCAATGATAGTAAAAGAAACTAAATGTAATAAAGATATACTTAAAATCCTTAATGATAATGATATTTATGAAAGGATGGCTAGCGATGATATTAAGGGTAAAAAGCCCAAGGTATCATTTAAGTTTAAAAAATACATAGGCTGTTACGTTGATAATAAAATAGTTGGTGTATGTATTTACAGAAAGTTTGATAAAGGAAGCGTTGTGCATTTTTACGTACTTCCTGAGTTTAGAAAGTCTTGCGCTACTGATTTTGCTAAGCAGTGTTTGAACTTTAGACCTGAAGGCGAGTTGTTCGCTATTACCCCTAAGTGTTTTAGGGAGGTTATAAAGTTTGCTATAAGCATAGGCTTTGAGCGTTTCGGTATTCACGAAGAAGAATTTACAAAAAACAATATTAATTACAAACAAGTCATAACGAGGTTTAACCAATGAGCGACTTAACTGAGTTTTTAAATCCATTTGAATCTACGGAGGGTACAATTAGGACCGCTTTAGATCCTGGTGATTTTTCAGGGCAACACGCGGGCGCAAAAGCGAAAGACGCAAGCAAGGCAGCAGAAGCGGCACAACAAGATGCATTAGGTCGTTCAATAGCTGAAACACGCAGAGCAACCGAAGAAGGTCAAGGCTTTCTGGCTCCCTTTGGTGGTGTTGGCTTACAAGGGGTTGAACAGGCTAACTTCTTAACAGACCCTAAAGCACAGTTTGATTTCTTGCAAAACAACCCTTTATTTCAAATGGGTTTAGATAAT